GGGTAAACACGATAAAGGTTGTACATATTATCCGCACTAATTGTATATGAATGCGTTAACCCCGTTTGTAACTGCGTATATTTTACCGTCCAACCAACTTCCAAATAAGCCGTAAACGTACCCGCCCGTTCTAATTGATTTAAACTTGGGTTGTTGTTTGCATCCGACCAAAAGTAATAATCCATTTCGTCTAAATGTACTGGCATTGCTTGACCGTGAGACGGATTAAAACCTTGTGAATAATACCCAAAGCCATCATATGCCCAATAAGTAATTGTATCTAATAAAACGTAGGTATTCAAAACTAATTTGTAACGTTTTACGTCAACTAAAACATATTGACTCACTTGTAACAATCCGCCATCAGTAGAATAATTATTTATAAACGCATCGTGTTGAATATACTCCATTAGATAAGGAGAAATATTGTAAAGCGTCTGCGTGTTATTACTTGCTGGAATAAGTTTTTCAAGCGTGTAACTTGGTGAACTCGGTGGTGTTGTTCCGTTGTAATATATGTAAAGTTCTACCTTGCTTCCCGCTTGGTTGATTTCGTTTATCTCTATTATGTACGGGCTTCGTGCAAATATTCTATTTATTATCATAGTTTTTAAAATTTTCTTTCATTATCGTATCAAATAGTTCTTGGGATTCTAATCCGTAAGCATCTATTAATTCGTTAGGTAAGTTCTTAAATGCCGCTTCAAATGGTCGTGTAAAAAACATTGAAGGTTTTATTCCCTTTTGCCAAATTGAACGAGTTATAAGCATAGCAGTAGCGTCTTTTGATAAGAACCTTCCGCCTTTATCTCTAAATTGGATTCGTCTTTGTCTAACCCATTTTTTAATACCTTCAGTTAATCCGCCTTTTTTACCAGTACCCGAACCAAATCGAAACCCGCTTAAACTTCGTCCACTACTTACACCTCGCACACCTTGGTCTTGATAAAATCCGTATTCTTCCATCTCAAAAAAGAAACGAATTGAATTAGGCATTACCTTAATATCTGCCGTTAAACTTTTACTTAAATTGCCTGAAGCATTTTTTTTACGCAAATTGCTTTTCGCTTTTGCTATAACATAGTCGCGAAATTCCTCTAAGGCTTTAAGTTGTAGTTCTTTTTCCATTAACAAATAGTCATATCGTTAGGGAAATCAACATCAAAGGTCATAGCCCAACCCGCTAAATAGTTTTCAAATCGTTCTATAAAAGGTTCGCACGTTGGCGCTCCGTTTAGGTGGTAAAGGTTGTCCCAAATATTTCCGTGTTTAAGCATCTCAAACGCTCGGTTTAAAATCGCAAGCTGAGTATTTAAAACGTCTATTTCGTTATCCGCAGTTTCGAACGTGTTGGGTGCTTCTTCTTTTCGTTGGCTTACGTTATCCATAGCCATCAAAGTAACATTCGCAGTTATTACGTTGTCGTTAAACGTAACCTGATTAACCATTATATGAACCAATGGAAAAATAGTTTGCTTACCTAAGTCAACGTTGAATATTGAACCTTGCGACACGGTATTAACTAACGGGTCTGCGTTAAAGTGTGTTTTTAGTTCGTTTAGTAAAGAATAGTATCCGTTCATTTATGACTTTTTTTAATTTCCATTATTTCTATTTCGTTTTTTTCTGCTTCAAAGGTAAGATAGGTAAGACATTTATATAATCCGTATTTAACAACCTCGTCGTATTTTGTAAGGTCTCCTTTAGCGAGTCCATAGATTGAGCTATACCATCCCCACTTTTTCCCGAACTGAGTTCGTGCGCTAAAGTCGCTTGTTCGGTCTTGTTCATCGTCTTCAGTTCGTTCTCCAAATAATTTAGGGTAGCGTTTAATAACACGTTTCCTAAAGTCCAAAAAAAAACCGAAGCCGAAATAGCTACGTCCATTGGTGCAAACTTCATTAAATCGCAGTATTCACCCGCTCCCGTGTATTCTATTATTTCGTATTTATCTTTGTTTCGTATTTTGATAGGTCGGTACATTACCGCCATTGCCTTATGGAAGTCATCCCACTTTGAAAGATAGTTATCTAAATCTACATATTCGCCAAAACTTATATTTTCCAAGTCTGGAATAAATCCAAACTCAATGTTTCCGATTTTAAATGTAGGTTTGAATTTTGGTTTTTCGTTAAATATTTTTCTAAAGTGTAATATCAATTCGTTAACGCTTGTCAGTTTCATTTTAACAACTTCCTTTAGTTCTATTCCGCAAAATATTTCAATCATTTTCTGCGCTATAAATTCCTCGTCGTTGGACGTTTGTTGCAACTTCAGGAACTTTTGGTAGTTCACTAAAGGGATTTCGCTAATTGAACTCGGAACGGTGATGTCTAACTTCATAACTTATAAACTATTTATTCGTGTTTTTGTAATTCACAACATACTCGTGTGCGTGAATAAGCATTTCAAAGTGAGCCGTAAAACGTGCCATATTATTGAACACTATTCGAACTCGTTTGCCAGTACGCTCGTAAATGTATTGCTCAACGCGAGTAATCATTACTTGCATATCGTTTGTTTTATCGTATTGCATAGCTTCCGTAGTTTGAACCTATCCCAAGCGTTTCCATTTCGTGATAACGGAACGCATCAATAGCGTGGTTATTAAAATCTATTGGCTTGTTTAAGCGTTTCCCTTGTTTGTCCGTATCCCAAACGTATGAACGTAGTTCTTTGATTAGGTTTTGACTATTCGAAGTTACTAAGTATTCGTTGCGCTGAATAACATCTATTCCGTAGTTTATCGAATCTTTGCCTTTGGTTACTCCTTTAATCGTGATTCCGTAGCGTTTAATTTCGTCTATTGATTTCGGTTCAGAACTATCAGCATACACCACTACGTTTTTCGGTAGCAGTTTAGCTATGTCGCTATTTAGTAACCCTGTTTGGTAGGCTAACTCGTTTACTATTCGTTGTCCGTTGTAATTGTATATTTCGATTATTGCAGTTGGGTCGTTCGTGTAACCAAAGTCCAACCCTATTCCGAGTAACTTCGCTTCTTTTGGTATTGTGTCTATTTGTTTCCAATTTGAAAAAACTACTCCTTCGAGCATTCCTAATTGACCTTCGCCGTAAACTTTCCACCAGTTCGCCCAATACGTTGACGTCTTCGCTTTGTCTTTATTCTTTTCGATTTGGTCTACTATTGATTGGTCTAATGCTTCGTTGTCTTTGTATGTAAGAATCAGGAAGTCGGAATCGGGTTCGTCTTTTAGTTCCGTATGCACCCAAAATTCGTTAGCTGGATTAAAATCTAAATAAACTTCGCTTCGTGTTCGAATAGCTAACTCGTTGTAAGAATCAAACGTAACATTATTACATTCGTTTATATAAAGAATATCACGCCTTGCACCACGTAGTTTACTTGAATCATCTGCGCTAAAAAATTCGATTACGCTTCCGTTCTTAAATTCGTAAGTAAGTAAAGATTTGTTAAACTGCTTTTCGTTGTATCGGTTCGTCCATTTTAGAATCTTAATAAAGTCCTTTAACGCTCCCCGTCTTAAATGCGGTATTGTTTCTGCAACTACCGATATTTCTAAACTTGGAATCGTTACCGCCTTGTTAATTAATACGGCTAAAACCGAATACGTTTTCGAAGCGGAAGTTCCACCTTGAATAATCTTAATCCGTTTTTTAAGGCTTAGAACCTTATTCGTTGCTGTTGTCCTCTTGAACATCGGGGAATAAAGGTTGCTCCATTAACGTTTGTTCGATTTGTTGAACGGGTGCGCCATAACCACTATCCATTAAAGCCTTGTAAGCGTTTACGTCCCCTTCCCTTGCTTTTTTAATTAGCGCTAAAGTCATTAAATCTTCTTGGCTCATTGTTTCGTTTTCGCCTGTTAAAGGGTTCTTAAGGTTTTGGTTTACTTCTTACCACCTTCGCGCTATTGTGCTTCGGTTTCTACTTCCCTTTGGTCTTCCGTTAGGGTTTCCGCTTTCGCCTTTTTTGTATTCGTATTTTTTTATATCGTCTTTTGCCATTGTGCTGTAATTCTGCTGTTACTTTAATTCAACTCCATTACGTTTAATAACTAAATTCGGGTCAAGTTTTTTCATTCGGTCAATGATAACTTGGCAATACTTCGGGTCTAATTCCATTCCGTAGCATTTGCGTTTAAGTTGGTGTGATGCTACCATTGTTGAACCTGAGCCGAGAAATCCGTCAGCAACTATTTCGCCTGCTTTACTGCTATTTTCAATAAGCGGAGCTAATAATAAAATTGGTTTCATTGTCGGGTGGACATCATTCTTACTTGGCTTATCGCATTTAATAATTGTTGATTTTGTTTTATCGCTTAACATTTCATTAAGCATTTTTTTCATTTGGTCTTTAGTTAGCTTGTTAACATTAATTGCATCTTCTATTACAGTGGTATGATGTCTTTCATTTGTAAAATAATGAGCTGCTCCCTCTTTCCAACCATATAAACAAGGTTCGTGTTTCCATTGATAGTCCTGTCTACCCATTACTAATGCATTTTTGACCCATATTAAACATTGCTTCAAAAGCA